ATCTAAAGGAAGAAAGGGGCGTGGGAAGATGGAGACCCCCGCCCCTTCAGCCTCTATCAGTTGGCGCCGATGGAGCTGGCCGTCTCGTAACGACGGATCGCAGCCTCACGGAACCGGGAGTAGCCGCCCAGCCAGTACCAGCCGACCGGGTGGAAACGCATCAGCGAATCGGTCACCGGACCACGACGGACCTGCGGGACCGCCGCCGACTCCGACGAACTGAACGCCTTCGCCAGACATTCCTGACCGAGAATGAGGGACTGGTAAACGTCCACGGTGGAAGCGCCGCCGTCAGCGACGAGGTTCACACGCGGGGTTTCAATCCAGCTAACGCCCTCAAACACGCCGACGATGCCCTGCCAGCGACGGTAAGCCTCGCCACCGGTGTTGTTGACCGGCTCAGCCCAGCCAGCAGCGCCAGTCTCGGCACGAAGGTCAACCGACTGATCCGGGTGGATCATGCCGATGTACGAGGTGCCAATGAACGGCATCACGTTGTCGCCACGCAGGCCAGCAACAACCTCACGGATCGAAGCAGCGCTGTAGGTGTCCGAAGCGGTGATGGCGCCCTGGGTAGCCTGACCCTCAAACTTGACGTTGGTGCCGCCGACAAGAACGTCACGGGCAAGGGTGTCAAGCGAGATACCGGCGTTGAAGCCGATCAGGTTCGCAGCGTCAGCATCAACGGCGGTGTAGTCGGTGCCCCGAGCCTTCGCCGTGGTGTTGATGGTGTTGCCGTACTCAGCGAGAGTCACGGTGACCGTCGAATCGCTCATGGCGACAGCAGTCACATCGCTGGTCTCGGTCAGAGTAGAGGTAGCAGCGGCAAGGTCACTACGAAGAGTGAACTGAACCGAGCCACCCTGATGGGTAGCGACCGGACGCACGGTGGCGACCTGATCGTGATGAAGCTGAGGACGAAGCGCAAAATACATGCGCTTGTCGAAAGCGGTGGTACCAGCCGTGTTCAGGCTGGAAACTTGAGTGTAAGCCATAGCGGAAGGGCCTCCTAGCCCCAGAAGATGATCCTTCCGCCCGAAGGTATCGGGCGGTTCCACATGGCACTATTTAGTAACTGGCTCCAAAGCTACCCTCAACCATGAGTCCAGCTTCAGCTTCCAAAGCCTCAAGTTCCTCAAGGCTAGAAGCGTTCGCCATGCGAGTAGCAATGTCCGGCGGAATAGCGGGAGCTTCACCGGCAACGCTTTCAATCGCTGCCAAACCCTGAACCTCATCAGCGGTGACGGGATTCGTAGGTTCCGAAATCAACCCATACTCCTTAGCCTCCGCTTGAATGCGCTCAATGGTGAGACCTTCCTCACCGGCAAGCGCCTTGCGGAGCAACTTGGCTGTAGGGGAATCCCCAATGCCAGCCTCGTCAAACAAAGCCTCGCGCTCATACTGGGCAACTTTGGTTTCCAACTCGGAAACCCGAGCAGAATCCACTCCGTCGATCTTGGATTTGAGTGCCCCACGCAATCTCGTAATGAGTTCGTGGTCGCTATCCTCCGCAAGCTCAACGAGAGCTTTCAGTTCCTCAATATCGGCCATGTGCTTTCGCCTCCTACCCTCGTGTCTTTCCCAAGGAGGGATTGCGGGGAAAGACAGATATGGGTTGTTGATTTACGCAGGCTCTTTGCCCGGTACCCACAAGTATGCCGAATAAAACACTTAGCGGCAAGTATTACTGCGGATCATAAAGCGCCAGCCCGACCAAAGCAGCCGACACAAGTAGACCTACGGCAAACACGATGAAAGGCATCGGGCTACTGTGCCACACCCAGACCTGCGACGCCACCGGCAAACCCGCCGCCACCAGTAAAGACAGCCTGCGCTTCCTGGCGGGCCTCTTCCAAACGCTGCGTCGCAGGCGCCTCACCCGCCGCCAACGACAACAACTCGGCACGAGTAAAGTCACGCGTCAACTGCTCCGACCGAGACAGCAAACCAAACGTCTGGCGAGCCACATCAACATCGACGCCCTGCCCCGTCAACTGCTCAGCCTCCTGACGGGTCAAGTCGCCAAAGCCCTGCACCCGAGCCTGACTCGCAACCTGCGCCGCCTGAATACGCTGCTGCACCACCGGCAACCCGACCGACTCATTCAAGATTGCACCAAGCAACTCGCCCTGCGTGCCGCCCATGCCGTAAAACTCACGGGCGACTGCTTGCGTCTCCGGATCGGCCTGACGGAACGCAACCTCCTGCGCCACCGCAGCCTGCAACTCGTTGTAGCCCTGATCGTTAATCATCGCTTCCTGAGCATCAATCGTCCCCTCAGGCAACCCGTAGAACGACTCCAACTCGGCAACCTGCCGCTCATACGCCAAAATCTCGGCAGGCGACACCGGAGCATCATTCGCTTCCCGGCGAGCAAAGATCGCACGGAACCGACGCTGGAACGCAGGCTGCTGCTCCAACTCAAGCTCAACCCGGTCTGCCGAAGCACCAGTAGACAACAAACCAGTCGCCCATCCCGTCAAATCCTCCAAGCCGTAACTCGCAAGCAACGCCTCAATCGAAGATGCCAACGCATCCGAAACAGCATCGTTCAGCGACTCAACATTCACAGGCATCAAACTCGTCCTCTCATCGACGCATTCCCATCGCCCTCGTCAAACCATTCACAACCGAGAAAAGCTCGTCCTGCCCCTGCTTGCCTCGCCAGTAATCATCCTGCGACCGGATGTACCGCTCAGTCTCCGACAACGACATTGCCCGAACCTGATTACCGTCACCAATCGACAACACATCCCGATACTGCTTCGTGAAGTCCACGTCCTGCATGTTCTTGCCCAGCATGTTCGCAATCAACTGCTTCTGCGGAGCCATGTATTCCGAAACGCTGACACCCTGGTCAATCAAGTCAGCAAACTGCGGGTACTGATTCTTCGCCACGGAACTGATGTACGAGTTCAGACCGTCGCTGTTCATCTCGCCGGTAGCGAGCTTCGCAGACAACGACCGCTGCGTGTCCGGATCAATCGTAATCAGATTGCCCGCAGCCAAACCACGAATCGACTCCTCAGCAGCAAGGATTGAACCCGCCGTGTACGCCTTCGTACCGGCAAGAATCTGCCCGACAATCTCATCCTCGCTCAGCCCACGTCGAAGAACATCAAGCGCTAACGCATCAAGAGCCTCATCCGACAAGTCCGAACCCAACTGCGACACAAGATCAGACAGTTCCCCACGCTGAACCTCAACCCGACGCTCAAGCTCCTCAGCGTTAGCCGGATCGGTAGAGAAAATGTCCCACTCGCGCTCAGCAGCAGACCGAGACGTAAACCATTCAGTCGCACGGAACTGGGCCTGCAACGTCTCAAGAGTGAACTCAGACTCCGCCGCTTCCTCAAGCAGCGGACCCAACTCTTCATGATCTAGCGCCCACGCCCAGCCGGGGAAACGCTCACGAACAATCGTTTTCCACTCGTCAACAGACGTGACCGCTTCCCAGTCAACCTCGTTGAATGCGTCTAGCTCTTCTTGGGTCCAGCCCTCAAATGCGCTCAAATCAGCCATAAGTCCTACCTAACCAACTGGCCCAAAGCACTCGCCAACAGAGAGAACCTGTTAGCCGTAGCGCCTTCTTCGATGCCTTCTTGCTGCTCAACAAACGTGTTGAACGACATAGCCTTCTCAACCGTTCCACCTCGGGCAGCTTCGTCAGCTTTGCCGCTGGCGTAATCCCGATATGCACGGGCAATCGCCCGAGCATCCGACTCGGGCAGGAAGTTGCCGCCTAACAGCCCCGGCAACGAAGCCTGCAAACGGGAAGTCAACTCGTCCTCGTTCTCCAACACCTTGACCGGCAACCCGCCGCCCGTGCCGCCACTAGCCGACTCGGCCCTACGACGCCTGTAGTCATCCAGAATGTTGTTCCATTGCGAACCAGTTTCGTTCGACAGCGACAACACGCCCTTCATCGCCTTGGCCTCATACGAAGTCCATTGACCGAACCGGTAAACCCCGTCCTCTTGAATGAGACCGGCGTTAATCATGCGGTCCTGCAAAGCAGCGATCCACAAAGGCGACCGGTTGATGAACAAGTTGTATTCGTCGCCAGCTTGATAGCCGGTGCCGCCGCCACGAGGGGCAACATAACCGCCTAAGAAAGTTGGTTCCTCATCATCTTCGCCTTGAAGCTTGATGTCGTTGCGGTCCATGTACCCATCAACAACCGCAGTCCTGTCATCCAGGCTCATTTCCGCCCAAACATCCGGGGCGAGGGTTGACCCCGGAGGAGGAGCCGCAGCGTTGATGTAGCCGTCCCGTTCAGCGTCAGTAATGTATGTGGTCTCGCTCATCAGTCCTCCAAATCCTCAAACAGCTTGTTGCGAATCTCGCCACGGAAAGCACGCTCAATAACAAAGTTTGCTTCCGGATACGTCGAAACCAGATTCGTCAACTCAATGTCGTAAGCCGACCTGATCCACGCAGCGCTCTTTGCAGTCAAGAAACTCGCCAAATCAATATCTTCAGCGCGCTGCTGCGCCTCCTCACGCAGACGCAACGCCTCCTGCACCGCAGGAGCAATCTCATGGTTCTCAAACTGACCACCCTCAGCAGTCAGAACACCCAACTCGGTCTGAACCTGAGCGAAACTAGCCGCCGTGCCCTGCTGATCGGTGTTGCGCCACTCCGGATACGCCTTCTGAAGAATGTCCGAGTATTCACGAATCTCGGCCCGGTAAACGTCCGGAGCGTAATCGCCAAGGTTGCCGAGCGACCTCACATGGTTGTCGTACAAAAGCTGCGCCGTAATGTCCTGAGCAAACTCAAGCCACTCCTCAGGCGTCAACCGTTCACGGTCACCCCGATCAATCGACTCAAGGTACATCGGCATGTAAAGCTCGCCGTCAGGCACATACGGGGCGAAAAACTGCCAAGTATCCCTGGCATACGTCCGCACATCAGGGTTGTCCTGCAACCAGTTGTACGCCTCCCGTGTGACAGGCACGCTGCCCATCAGCATCGAACGCGTCTTGCCCTTGCCGATAAACCCGGTGCTGCCAGACAACTCGGTAGTGCGTGCCCACGCAATCGCCTCAGCGTCTTCATACGGCAAACCCGCCTCCGTCGCCTCATCCAAGAACGAGCGATACAACGAAGCCGTGCTCAAATACGTCATGAACGTCGAATCGTTCGTACCATCAACATTCACCTGCACGTTGCCGTTCTCATCAAGAATGAACGACTCACGCTTGACCGGCCCAGGACCGCCCAGAGAAGACATGAATGCCACAGCCGCATCTTCGTCAACCTGAGAAACAGCGTCCGCTATCAAACGGTCACGCTTTTCCAGAACGCCCAAATCGTACTTTTGAGGATCGTTCATCAACAGCCATTGCATCGCCGCAATGACACGCCCGTTGTAATTGTCCTCATCCAAAGCGCTCAAATTGCCGGTCAGCGCACCGCCCAAAAGCAGCCCGTACCTCGCCCACGACGGGAAAACCAGCGTGCCCCAAGTCGCAGGATCAAACACTTCCAGCTTCGATTCGCCAAACGGGAACAGCAACTCCTCAACCCGACCCAACGGCGTCTGCACCTGACCGAAATCGGTGCCAGTCCTGCTCTGTAGCTGATTCAGAATCTCCGACGCCCCGAAAGACGCCACCGGACCCAACCCAGGCAAGAAACCGGCACCAATATTCAACGACTGAAGCGGAATAGCGTCGCCCTGCCCCGAGGGAAGTCCAGAGTTGGCCCCAAGCCCAACCCCTTTAGCAATGTTCCGGTAAATACCCGCAAACGGCACAATAATGCGCTTCTGATCGTAGTCGTCCGTGTAAATCAGGCCCTGACCGTCAATCGTCTCAAACCCAGGGAACCGATCCACCACGGCGGCAAAGTCCGGATCGCCCAACACCCGGTCAGCCTGCTCAATTCGACCCAACTTGAACGGATCGTCAGCGAGCAGCTTCGACCAAGTTGTAATGACCTCCTGCCAAGCAGCAGCGAACGGCGCAATCAGGCGGGCAGCGTCCTGCCATTGCTGACGGGTAGCCATAGAGAACAACAAGTCGTTCGTCTTGTCCATCGCCTGCCCCTTCATGAGCAGGTCAAAGTCCTTCAACTTCATCGTTCCATTAGCAGAAGCAACTGCACTCTGCACCGCCTGCTCAACTTCACGCGAAAGACCTACGTCGTCAAACCGAGCTTGAAGCTTTTTCACCTGCTGCGAATTGACAGTAACCGTCCCTGTCCTTCTAATTTTTCCTTTCCTTGCAATTTGCAGCCCTGCCAGTTCTGCCGCTTCCTGGCTCAGTCGAATCTGCCCTCCGCCGCTGCCAGCAACCTTGTCAACCGCCTTGCGAATCTCCGTCCCAAGCCTCAGGTTCGTAAACCGCTTTTCAAGCTGCCTTGCCGCATCCTGGCTCAAATGGCGACCATGCTCCGCAACGCCAGCCCAATAGTTCTGACGGAACACCGGGCTTCTTGAGAAGTACGAAGAAGGCTTCGCAATGATGGCAGAGCTTAAACCGTTAAGAAGCTGCCTAAAGAGGGTTTCAGGCTCACCACCCTGCATCTGAAGGTTCTGAATCTTCACCTTCTGCGGCGAATAATTCATGAATCCCTCTAGCGCCTCAGCAAACTCGCTGTTCGCCTGCAACGACGAAGGCCCAGACCCCTGAACCTTCACAAACACGTCGTCACCCATATCCAACTTGCCGGTAGCAATCGCCTCACGCAGCGAATCGTTCCCGCCAGTCTTAATGTTGATTCGCCGCTCAACCGTCTCCAAATAGTCCCGAACAGCGCCACGCTTATCACCGGCATCCCACTTCTGCCGGAACGCCGACGTTTCATCACCCTCAGCAAACGCCCGCCACGTCTCATCGAGCTCGTCAAGAACGAAATCCAACTCCGCTTCGGAATACTCAAACCGCTGCGGCTGATTCGGCAAAACCGCATCTTCCCGAATCCGACGCATCGGATTAGCAGCCACATGAACAGCAACCGGCGAAGACGAAAGCTGCGAAATCTCGCCAGCCCAACCCTCAAGGAACCGGTCCTCGCCACGCTGCACCGTGCCATAAGTCGTGCTAACTACCCGAGCCTCATCCCCGCCCCGTGCAGCAATCTGAACGCCAGCAAACTCAGGAGCTTCATTAAGGCTCCTAGCGTTCAAGTCCAAGTTCCGGCCACCCCGACCAAGAACCCACGAAAGCCACGCCACCGGATTGTTCGTAAACGAATCGCCGCCAGCAGCCGCAATACGGAACTGCTCCTCAGTCACCACACGCATGATGTAAGCAGGACGAAGAATAGCAAGAGGCTTAAACAGCGCAGTCGTCAGCTTCTCCACCAACACCCTCGGAATTGGCATGGCGAACTCGTCGAACTCCCGATACAGCGGAACATTCGACATGAGGTCGTACATCGGCTTGTTTACGGTCCTCAACGTCCGAAGATCAGTAATCCCAGCCAGCGGAATCGAATCACGCAACATCTCAATGTCAAGATGCGGAGACCGGATCACCTCATCCGCACCAACCGTCCTTGCCACCGGGCTAGCCACCATGTCGCCAACCCTGTCGATGTTGTAAATCGTCATCTCAGAAGAAGAGTTCTTGAAATGACGAGTCAACTGGTTGACCAACTGCTCAGCTTCCGCCTCAACCTTCGCCTGCTTCCTAGCAGCAAAACCTGCCTGACCCGAAACCTTGTCGCCAGCCCTCGCAGCAGCCGCCTCAATCCTGCCCGTAATGCTCTTAGTACGACGAGCAAGAATCCTCTTCAACGTCTTCGCAGCAATAAACTCCTCAAGGTCAATAATCACGTCAAACCGTGCATTGACCGGAGCCTCAGCAAGACGATTCAGAAACGCCTTACGCTCCGCAGTCTCAAGCGAAGCGTTCTTCATGTAATCGTCTGCCCACTTGTAAACAGCGTTGCCATCACGCATCGACAACGAACCCTGCTGCGGCACATCAGCCAACATGCGACTCGCAAACCGAGACAAAGCGTTCGACCAGTCCATCGGGCGCGACACGCCCTTCAACGAACCCCGAGTCGCCAACCGAGGCGTCTGCTGAATGCCAATACCCATTGACGCCCGCAGAATCTCCGCAACCTCGTCAGCAGACGTAGCCCGAGCAATGTTGCGAGCCGTAAACAAATCCATCTTGTTGTTCGCCGCCGACATAACGTCATACACGTTGTCGATTTCAGCAAACCTCTTCGCAACAAGCCTGCCCCGCCACGACGACAACCACTCGTCCGTCGTCGGACGCAAAATCGAAGGACGGGCATTGACCCTGATGCCGCCAGCGTTAACCAACGGATCGCTTCTGCCAATCAACGGCACCTGACGCAACCCAGGCAACGCCCGACCGGCAAGACCAACCTCCACCGCAGCGTCAGGAACAACCTCACCCGGCCCACGGAAAGCAATAGCCGCATCAACCACGCCCGACAGCGTGTTGTACGGAACCGTGTCAAGCTCAAACCCGACACCGGCAGCAACAGAACGACCCCAAGTGAAATAATCACCGTTTGCAAGCGTCGGCGTGAACTCCGCCTCCCGACGCTTACGTTCCTCAATCAGATCAGACCCCAACGTCCAACCGTCACCAGCCAAACTCGGGTCCTCAACAAAGACGCCAATATCAGTTGCCTCAGCCGAACGCTGCTGAATCGCAGTCGGACCCCCGCCAGCCGCAGCACCAGCAACCTCCGGCGCAGCAGCCATGAGCGCACGCGCCCCCAACGACTCCCCAATCGACAAACCAAACTGCGACCGAAGCGGTGCAAAAGAACCAGCTATCTGAAGCGCCTGCTGGGTCGTTCCAGAAACACCGGCAGCAAACTCCAAACCCAACTGGGCCTCAGGCGACAACCCGGTTGGGTTAAGAATCGTCGGCTGCGCCGTGATCTCACCAGTACCACCGCCACCAAAAGCAGCCCTACCCGCCCCAGCCTGAAGAGACTCGCCCACCATGTTGATGTACTGGCGAGTCTGATTCTGGAAATACTGACCAGGGCTAATCGCCGCAGCCATAATCCCCCGAACGCCCGACTTCACCACCCCCACAAAACCGTCGTCGCCCTCACGTTCCTCACGGGCAGACTCAAGACGGGCAGCAATCTCCTCAATCGACTCCTGCTGCTCCTCCGTCATTCGAATACTGGCCTCACGCCAGTCATCGTTGTTCTCATGCAACTCACGCACACGGCTAACAACCATGTCGCCGTTGAAGACGGTGCCTTCACGGAACTCGGCGTTTACCTCCGCAACAACCGTCGCAGGCATCATGTAAACGTCCTCAACGAACCGGTCATAAGTTCGATGATCCGTACTGACCTTGCCAAGCAACTCGGTGTACGGCGCATACAACGCACGAGTTTCCCGAACTAAATCCCCAGCGTTAAACGTGCCGTTCTGAATCGCAGCGTTGTAAACATCGCCATCCGGACCCTGCTCCTGACTGGCAATGAACCGAACGACAATGTCGTTCTCCTCATCGTCAAGCTCCGAATAGCCGATGAACCGGCCAGCGTCGCTAAACAACGCCTCGCCCGAACCTTCCAAAATGCGGTCGCCAACGAAAGGCAACGCACCCCGACGCTGCTCCTCAACAAACGCAGTTGACTCACGGGCAACCTCAATGCCCACTTCCGAATCAAACGGAATCCCCAACGTCACCGACTCGTAAGCCACAATCGGGTCCATCGTCGGATACGCAGTCGCCCAATTCTGAATCTCCTGAGCGATGTACGCCAACGAAGCATCGTCGTAATGGGCGATACGGGCAGTAGCAGCGTCAACACGCTCCTGCTGCTCCTCAATCATCCGGAGTTCAAGATCAGAGTCGCGCTGCTGATACGGGCGACCGCCCGCAAAACGCTTAGTGGAAGGCGGCACTAGCGGCGCTCCATCATCCGACCCAACAAAATCGCCAACTGCGGGTCCTTCGTGCGGCGAAGAATCGCCTGCATGTCATCAAAAAACATCTGACTACGAGACACCGGCATCCCCCGACGACCCGGACCCGGACCAATCGGCAACCCAGCCTGCACCGGCTCATCCGGACGCTCCGACCGTCGAACCACCGGAGGACGAGCAGGGCGAGGCGAAGGCGTCTCAGAAACCACCCCAGCGCGCCTTGACGCCTCACCCTGCGTCTCAGCCGCAGCCTCACTCGGCAGCCGAGAAGTATCCATCAAATCAGTACGGTTAAATTGAGCAGCCATTACCACTTCACCCTGTTCGCCCAATACGCAGCAGAACACTTGCCCTTCGCAATGTTCTTCGCATGACGAGCTTTAAACGACTTGCGACGAGCCTTCTCCTTCGCCGTCTTCGGGTTCTTGCCAGCACCCTTCACGCCCTGCTGACCAAAACGAATCGTCTTGATCGAACCATCGCCACACTTCGCCACAACAACATGGCTCTTCGTCGGATGATTCGGAGTGCGCTTCGGCTTGTTGTAGCCCGAAACGCCCGCACGCTTCAGACGAGGATCAGGTTTCTTCGCCATGTCACTTCCTCTTCTTCGCTGCCTTCTTCGTAGCCTTCTTTGCAGCAGCCTTCTTCACCGGACGCTTCTTCGCCGTCTTAGCCGAATCCCTAAACGCCTTATCCGTAGGCGCACCCTTCGACCCAGGCTTCCGCATCTTCTCGCCAGAACCACGCTTGATGCGATTCCGCTTCTTGCGAATGTTGTCGTACAAGCCAGCCATCAGCGACGCTTCGACGCCTTCTTCGCCTTCTTCATCGGCTTCTTCTTCATGCCGCCAGCCTTCTTACCGTGTCCATAATGTCCTGGCATCAGTCCTCCTCAGACTTCTTCGTTGCCTTCTTCACAGCCTTCTTCACCGGCTTAGGCGCCTCAGGTGCATCCACCTTCACCGCCCCAGACGGGAAAAACGCAACAGCTTCACCAGCGAACAAACGCACCCCACCAATCGACACCCACGGCACCGACCCCTTACGAGGATCAGCAGCCATGCCGACCTGCACCGTCACCGAACGATCAAAGTTCGCAGCAATACCCTGCCGCACCGACTCCATCTCGCCATTCACCCGAGCCTCATCGTTGATGCCCGCAAGATCGGACTCCTCAACAACAACAACCGGAATCTTCAACTCAGCATTACGCACAAAGGCTCCTAACCCTGCGGGCCGACGAACGCAGCAGGCGAACGAGCGGCAGTCAACATTGACGACAGATTACGCAAATCATCAGGCGGAGGCGCGATAGCCCCCGCAACCTCAGCCTCAGGACCAGCCCCCATCGGACCCCCCATCATCGCAGCACCCGCAGGAACCTGCTGCTGCTGCGCTGCCTGCTCAGCCTGACGACGCTCCTCAATCTCCGTCTCAACCTCATCCCACGCCAGATCAATCCGCATCCCCGTGCGAACCTTCTTAATCAGCGACGAGAAATCCCGAACCGAGAACGGCGACTCAGGCGACGCAGCCAACGTCTGCACCTGCGTCAAAATCGCCCGCTCAATCGACTCCGCCGTAGAACGAGACTTCTCGCCCTCAACATCATCAACCAGCGGATCATGCCGCATCACCGTCTCCTGAGAAATCGTCCCCATCCCAAGACGCTGACCCAACGCAACAATCCGGTCACCCGCATCCAAACCAGCCGCAAAATACGAAACCTTCGACTTGCACGACACCTTGCCGCCGTTATCCACCCACAAATCACCAGGCTTGTACGACAAATTCCCGTGCTCAGCCCCAAACCGGACCGCATACACCTTCTCCGACTCAGGGAAATACGCATGATCAATACGAGCCATCGCCTCGTTCACATGCTCAAGCGACTCCTCAAACAACTGATGCGCTTCCTGCACCGGGAAATCCAACACCGCAGCCAACAACTGATCCGCACGCCGACCAGTCCGCACATTCGCCGCAGCCTCGCCACCCAACTCAGACGGCAACCCCGCCGTCAAACGCTGCGCCCGCTCCAAATCACCAACAGCAGTCCGCTCCATAAACTGCGGAGGAGTATTCCGATACTGAATCGAACCACCCTTCACAATGCCCGGAATGCCATCAAACGGATTCGGCGCCTGACGCAACTCCGGCTCCTCAGACGGATTCGCAATCACCCACGTCTCACCAAGAATCCCCTGACGAGTCGCAATGTACGCCAACGCATCCATCTCAGCCGCACGCTGATACATGCCAATGATCTGGTGATACCCCGACTTCTGCTGCGACAACGAAATCTCACCCGGCATCACCACCAACGGCATACCCGCACGATTCGGCACCATCGCAATAGGCGCCCAATCCGCAGCCAAATGAATCTCACCCGACGACAACGAATCGTTGAAATCAAAATCGTCACTACCCTCACCCTGACGGCGAGCAGCAATCAACCAAATCACATCCGAATCGACATACTCCAAAACGTCAATCGCCGTCTCAGACGTATCGCCCCGCTTCACACCCAAACGGGCAGCCGCCTCCGGATGCGAACGCTGCAACCAACCCAACGTCTGCCGATTCGCAAAAATACAATCAGGCGGCAGCATGTCATCCGGATCACCCGTCGGACACGCATACGTCGCCAACGGCGACCGCACATCAAACTGCGGGAACTCGCCACTCATATTCGGACGCACCCGCAACGGAGCCGACGCATACCCAACCAAATACCGGGCCGCACGACGCAGCTTCCGCTGCGACTTATTCATCTCATGAAACGCATAAAACGCCCGACGGCGAGAACGAGCCTTATCCAACTCACGCTTCGACGCCGCCGCAGGCAACGCATCAATCTCAGGAAACACCGACGCAATCCGCTGCGCCGTCTGATTGATGCCCTGGCGAGCAATGTTCGCAATCGCAGGACGCTCATCAGACTGGAACTCAGGCAACGGCACAATAATGTCGCCGTCATACAGATCAGCGATCTCCCGCATCACCTGCTTCGTAGAACCCTCGTCATACACCCGAGAGTTGTAAAGCTCAACGACCTCATCAGCACTAATCATCGAACAACTCCTTGCAAGCGTCGTGAGCAATCACCAGCTTCACCTGCTCCAACAAACCAACCGCCTTCGTCGGCGTCATACCATCCGCCATGTAGCACCACATCTCCTCCGCCTCATTGTCCAAAAACGAAAAGATGGAAATGCCACCCAACAACGTCGCACCCTCAGGGATAGTCCCAAACGCACCATCACTAGGCATCAACCCTAGACCTTCCGCCAAGCCAACTCGCCAAATGCGAATTCAACCTAGGCATCCTAGAAGGGTCCGGAGCCTTCAGTACGCGGACTTTGTTTGCCATCATCCAGCAAGCCATGATCTGATCGTCAGTCCCCGAAGCGCCATGCTGCAACGAATACCGAGTCACCTCATTAACTAGCTTAATGGCGTTACGCCTACCAGTAAAGTCTCTCGGAGACGCACCCGACGGAGTCTGCAAACCTGGCAAGCGAATATTGCCCTCCTCAAACAGCGGACGCAGCATCGTCACCCCATACTTCGGGTCCGCCTTATTCTTATGGTGCGTCTCATGATCGTGGATACGGACGTGATGCTTCCGCTTCCACTTATCGACATACGGCTGCTGCAAGAACCACCGCTGCGCCACATTCTTCTCAAAGATCACATTCCGCAGCGGCAACCCAATCGCCTCAAAATCCAGACGCATCTCCTCCAACACGCCCGAATACGAATCGCCCTCGCCATACAAAAACTCCGGCTGCGTCATCGCCCCACGAAACAAATCCAACAAGAAATACGACTCAGACGACGGATGATACGCCCACGCCTGCACCGCCCAATTCTTCGTCGGTGACGGATCAACCGCCACAACCGTAATCAACTCACCATCCAACTCAGGCACCTCCCAAGCATCACGGTCACGATCCCAACACCCCGGATGATCGTCGTCACCATCAATCCAATGCTTCGGAACCAACACCGTGTCAGGCGACGTGTCGTTCTGCTGAAACACCGTCTCAAACCGCAACGGGTTCTCCGCCTGCTCACGCAACAAATCCCGATACGTCAACCGGCGAGGATCAAGCAAACACCCATCCGGATACGGCAACGCCGTCTTCGGATGATGATGCGGCTCCTTCGACGTGCCCCCCTCACACTTCTCCGGGTAATGCGCCCTAAACACAATGTGGTGGTACTTGCGGCGATGCGTGTCATCCATATCCGGATCGACACCCTCAAGCTCAACAATGTCGTCCTCGTCAATGTCCAACTTGTCCAAGCAATACCGGTAATGCTCATTCGGCCCCAACCGCTGACCCTCAAGAATCAACAAGCCACCCGGCTCAAGACGCTTCTCAACCTCAGCATCCCACCACGTCCTCGTGCGCTGCTGCTCCGCCTCCGAATCCATCTTCCTCACCGTCACAAGGTCATCGAAGATCAAAAAGTCAACACGCCAGCCGATGATCTCGCCGTTACCGAACGCCGTCCACGTCGGCTCCTTGTCCGCAGGCGCACGCCCATCCAACTGCTCAACCGTAAACGAGTTCGCCGTCCAAAAATCCGACTGGCCCAACGGCTTGATCCGACCGTAATCGACGGCCAACACGCCAGACGGGTCCGCCTCCATACCCTTCGCAACCAGATCATCCGACACCGGCACCAACGCCGTGCGCTCAAACGTCGTGCGAAGC